ACGAAGTTTGGGCTCTGAAATACCGATTTTTGAGTGGAATGGGCATAAAAAAGACCCCGTTCCTTTGGGAGACCGTTGGTTGTATCTGGTACAGTACATTGCGGGCGCAGAAGCGTGGAATTGTACTGAAACGGACGCAATGGTGCTCTTTTCTTTGACGTATTCGTATAAGAATTTTGAACAAGCTCAGGGCCGAATTGACCGCATGGATACCCCATTTTCGTCACTTTACTACTACATTTTTTTGTCAGATTCTAAGATTGATCGAGAAATCAAGTTAGCTTTGAGTGAAAAACGGAATTTTAATGAGCGAGAATTCATGCGAAATGAGGTTAAAAAGAGAGTAAACAGTTAACTTTGAGGTAGTTTTTTCGTCCTGAAAATTGGAGGAGCTTTCAGATATGACAAAAACGACAAAATGTGACAAACGGCGAAAAACAGTGAAAACCCTGGTCAACTATGATATTTGGCTAAAAGGCTGGGGACGCGTTTGTCAAATCTGACGAAAATACCCATGGTCAAGAAGTCTGAATGTATTTTATACCTCTATACTCTCTAATATGGTGGGGTAAAAAACAAAATGTGACACAAGGAGAGTATAACCCCTATAAAAAATTCTTAGAGTCTTTGGGTGCAAATATGACAAAAAATGACAAAAAATTGATTTCTGGAAAAATTAGTTGAAAAAACACCCCCACCCTTCAAAAAACGTCCTTTTTGGGAAGGATACTGAATGAAACTAATGTGGAAAGAGATTCCAGGGTTTACTAACTATGAAATTAGCTCAGATGGGCAGATTTATCGTCGAGATCGTGATTTAACGATGCAAGTAAGCCATACAACCGCCGGACATGTGAAAATTTCGCTTATTTGTGACTATGATGGCGAGCGGTACACCAGAGGCGTCGCTCAAATGGTCGCAGAGGCCTTTGTAGAGCGTCCTACGCCCCTCTGCACCCAAGTGGTTATGTATGATGGTAATTTGGATAATGTGGCCGCAGAGAACCTTATGTGGCGTCCTCCGTGGTTTGCACAGAAATATGTGCGCCAATTGAAGGTTTTAAAACCAATGCATTATGGAAATCTTAAAATTAGAAATGTAGATACAGGTGTTGTGTATGATTCAGTAATTGAGGCTGGTATGACAGAAGGACTTTTATTTGATGACATTTGGAGGTCGACTTATACCGGCGCAAGGATCTTTCCATTTGGGATGAAGTTCGAAGTATTCTCATAGAGTATATGCTTTGTTAAAAAACATGCTATTAAATGAGAGAGAGGCTCCTTTTTGAGGAGGTCAATCATGTTTACATCATTTTAATTTTTTGGAGGGATTGTGACACAACGAAGCGAGGCTGTATATCAAAAACATCTGATTAAAAAATTGTTAAGAATATTTCCTGGTTCTTTCATTATTAAGAATGATCCAGCTGTACAGCAAGGTATTCCAGATCTTTTACTTTTGTTTGGACCTTTTTGGGCTATGCTCGAAGTCAAAGCTGCACCTGGATCTCAAGTTCAGCCAAATCAAGAATACTACATTTCATTTTTTGATGAGATGTCATTTTGTGCGTTTATTAATCCATCTAATGAGGAGCAAGTAATAGATGATCTTCAACGAGCATTCGGGATTAATAGGCAAGCACGCGTTTCTTAGCCCGAGCAATTATCATTGGATTAACTATGATCAACAAAAACTTGAAGCTCGTTACTTCGCAGCGAGAGCGGCACAAAGAGGGAGTGATCTTCATGCATTAGCAATGGATGCGATTAGACTTGGGGTAAAACTTTCTAAGTCGAATCAAGCATTATCCACATATGTGAATGATGCAATTGGGTATAAAATGTCTTGTGAGCAGCTATTATTCTATTCAGAGAATTGCTTCGGTACAGCCGATACTATTTCATTTAATAGAAATAAACTTCGTATTCATGATCTTAAAACAGGTATCATCGTAGCATCAGAAAAGCAGCTTGAGATTTATGCAGCTTTATTTTGTTTAGAGTATGCTGTTGATCCATTAGAAATTGAGATTGAACTTCGTATTTATCAAAGAGATGAGATTAGAATTTATGAACCCACCCCAGAACAAATTTATTATATAATGGATACCATTGTGGAATTTGATAAGCATATTGAAAGTTTAAAGCAAAGATAATTTTAGATCTCGTCTACTTACCAAAGGAGGAACCATAGTGCTTGTTGATGAAGAAACTTATTTAATTCACTATGGAATTCTGAGAAGGTCTGGTAGATATCCATGGGGTAGTGGTGGAGACGAATACTTGGAATTCAAAAACAGTAAACATTTTTTAGATTATGTAAATGGATTTAAACAGGAGGGTATGAGTGAGAAAGAAATCGCTCAGGGTGTAGGACTTACCATTGCAGAACTGCGTGCGAGTTACACCGCCGCAAGAAATGAATTTAAACAAGAGCAGATTTCTGAAGCTCAAAGGTATAAGGACAGAGGAAATTCTGATCAAGCTATTTCGCAGAGAATGGGCGTATCAGAATCAACTGTGCGTAATCTGCTTAAGCCTGGAGAAAAAGAAAAACATGATGCATTAACTAACACAGTAAATATGCTTAAAGAACAGGTAGCTAAAAAGAAGTTTGTTGACATTGGCGATGGTGTAGCAACCTCAATTAACCTTGCTGAAACAAGATTGAATGCTGCTGTAACTGTATTAAAGAATGAGTTGTATAAGGTACATTTGATTAAGATTGATCAAGCTACGTCTCCACATAAAACCACGTACAAAGTTTTGTGTCCTCCTGGAACAACGTGGGGCGAGGTTAATAAGAACAAACACCAAATTCAATTACTTAATACAGAAACACCAGATGGCGGGTACACTTTTACAAAGCCACATCCACCCATTACAGTAAACCCAAAGAGACTCGGTATTAAGTATGCTGAAGATGGCGGATCTAAACAAGATGGAGTTATCTATGTTAGGCCTAATTCGCCTGATTTAACTCTTGGCGCATCAAGGTATGCACAGGTGCGCATTAAGATTGGAGAAGATCATTATCTTAAAGGCATGGCTATGTATAACGACAACATGCCTGAAGGTGTAGATCTTTTGTTTCACACTAGCAAATCAGATACTGGGAATAAGTTAGATGTTCTTAAGAAAATTAAGGATGATCCTGATCTTCCTTTCGGTTCGTTGACTCGTCAAGTTCTTGAAAACAAAGGTCAACCAAACGAGCGTAACATTTCTGCTATGAACATTGTTAATGAAGAAGGAAACTGGACTAAATGGTCTCGTTCTTTGTCTCCCCAGTTCTTAGCGAAACAAGATCCCAGCCTCGCAAGAAAGCAGCTTGCAGTTACAACTACTCAACGAAGAAGAGAATTAGACGAGATTAAATCTCTTACTAATCCGGTTGTAAAAAGAAAGTTGTTAGCAAGTTTTGCTGATGGTGCGGATAGAGCATCAGTTAATTTGAAGGCCGCTGCTCTATCACAAGAACAGAGATGGCACGCCATTCTTCCTATTAGTTCAATGAAGCCGAACGAGGTCTATGCACCTAACTATGATAACGGAACACACGTTGTATTAGTTAGGTATCCTCATGGTGGAACATTTGAAATTCCTGAGCTTACTGTCAACAACAGAAACAGAGAAGCTCAGAAGTTGTTGGGTGATGCTGTTGATGCTGTTGGTATTCATCACTCTACAGCAGAGCGTTTGTCTGGTGCAGACTTTGATGGCGACACTGTGATTGTAATCCCGAACAATCAAGGGAAGATTAAAGCTACTAAGGCATTGGCTGGACTGCAAGGATTTAATCCCCGTGTCGAGTACAAAGCCTATCCAGGAATGCCGCCAGTTAAAGAAGAACGTAAGCAGCAAGAGATGGGTAAGATTTCTAATCTTATTACTGACATGACTGTTCGTGGTGCATCACCTGAAGAGTTGGCTAGAGCCATCAGACATTCAATGGTAGTAATCGATTCGGCTAACCACAACCTAGACTTCAAGCGCTCAGAGCTACAGAATGGTATACGACAATTAAAGGAGGAGTATCAAGGGAAAGGTGGAGAGAGAGGGAAGCCAACTTCTGGTGCATCAACATTGTTGTCTCGCTCCAACGCAAGAGTAAGGGTTCTTGAAAGAAAGGATAGGTCGTACAAAGAAGGCGGGCCTATTGATCCTATTACTGGTAGGAAGATGACCGTCCCTACAGGTAGGACATATAAGAGTGGTAAGTCTGTTACGATTGGAAGCAGGCAGGGGT